GTTCGTTCCAATTAATTTGATTATCAAACACAATTACATCTCTATTAACCGGCGGATTCTTATACTTCATTCGTTCTTCTTTGTAATATGAACGAGCTACAAAGTAATTTAAGTCACCATTCTCATCATACGAAGGTACAATGATTCTGCCAAAGTATAATCCATCAGAACAATATCCGATGTTGTATTTAACGATATCAGCTTGGGTAATTCCTCTTTCTTTAAGGTAGTTAATAGCTTGATTGTATTCAGGTTGGAATCCATTGGGTTTAAAGTGTAATTGTTTGAATTCTGATGGTAATTGTAACTTAGCTACATACTCATCTTTCTCAACTAATGTATAATCATCCTCACCATAGATATCTTTCAATCTATTTAGGTCTCTTATATCTACATTGAGTTTACGAAGTAGAGATTGAATACTCCTACCCTTAGAATCACATACCCAGCAGTGCCATCTTTGGGTATCTAAGTTTACTTGAAGTTTCTTTTTGTGGTGATTACAAAATGGACAATGGTGAGCCTGTTCATTTCCCTTTAAGGATGAACCTACACCCAATGTGGTGTCTAAAATGTTAATGACCGTTAGTTTATTCTTCCCAAATAGCATATTATGTATATTCTATACAAATATACAACTTTTTTGGGAATTATCCAAATTAATGTGTGGAATTTTTGATATCGGTAAGGAAATCAGCTAGGAAGTTTAATTTTCCTCCAATTTCAGCTCTTGGTGCATTGTTGTCTAACATTCCTTTTAAATCTCTTAAAGATGCAGCTGCTATTTGAAGTGCATCATCTTTTGCGTTTAAATAAGCTTCGGAGATTCCGTACTTTTTTGCTATTTCAGGTATTTTCATAACTATGGATTTATTATATCCCTACGGAAGAATTTTCCCATAAGGTTTTCGTTTATTGCTTGTTCGTTGGCCAGTACATCGTAATGAAACTGCCATTTAATTTCGTAATATGATAAGGATTTCTTTGAAAAGCAAAACTGAATGATTTCTCTTTCAAAATCATCAGCTCTACCCTCTTTTACTTCGGATTTAATCCATTCGTTTGATGAATAGTATTTCTCCCAATCGGAAGCACTTCTAACAACTCTCTTTCTAGTCTTGCCTTTAAGGGGCTTCAATCTTCGAACCTGATTTAGCGATTTCTTCCCTATATAAAATCTACCAGTTGGTATGTGTATCATTTTATAGACAAACCCAACCGCACCTTCCGGTGTATTTTCCTCTGTAACAATATTTCCATTAAATTTCCAGCTCACTTACTTATTTTTTGCTGTATTAACCGAATCAGCGTATTTCTTAGTTGGATTAAATCCACCAGTTTGATTACCCAAATTACCACCTCTTGGTTTTGATAAATCTTTATTCATCAAATCTTTTGAATTTTGAAATGGGAATTCTACACCAATAGGAGTCTTATCAATACCTTTTGTATTGGCTTGTGCATCTTTTGGTTTTTTAGTTAATAATAATTCTACTATTTTAGACATCTTTTTGTTATTTAAATATAAATATAAACATAATTGGGTTTAAGTATCAAAACGTATTATAAAATTAACAGGATAATCAGGCAAAGACTTGATAGGTTGTGGTAATTTAGCCACCGCAACAATATTAGCCACATCATCATATAATGCAATTGTTGTAATATATGGTGCTAAAAATGAACCAGTTGGGTCTATTGAACTACTATATTCATAATCAGCAAATCCTCCAGATATATCATCAATAAGTTTAGATGGTATATTATTTAATTTTATTTTACCATAAGAACCATCAGGATCCATATCCACAGCCGATGGGTTTTGTGATACATTAAATTCATTTTCTAATACTGAAATCAATATTTCGTTTTCATATATTGTTTTAGTTGAACGATAATTTAAAGTAAATTGATTTAATACAGAACCACTTACAACATCTTTGGTAACTATAACAAAACCTCTATCATAAAATATATTGCCCTTTATATTACTACCAGAATCTAATAAATTTGAATATCCATCATCTGTATATGTTCTTCCTAATGTTTCATCTTCTAATACAACCGAACCTATCTTTATACCTTCCCCATAATATTTTTGAGGTATTGGTAATATTGCCATTTCATTCTCTAATACTCTTTCATCTGTTGATGCATATGATTTTCTCAATCCAACTTCAAACAAAACAGAAGCGGTTGCTGGATTTGTGTAAAATTGCGCTTTAGTAGATTCATATACTACTTTTTTATTAAACCCACAACTTCTAGCATCATTATCCAAATCTATCAAACCATTATTTGGATTTTCACCAAAAACAGGTTTAATATCATTTTCATCTAAAGTCCATTCTTTATAGACTTTCATTGGTCTAGTTATAATATCTGATTTTGGAATTTCTTTGAGCATCTAACTTTTTGATTTTATATAAATATTCCACAAATGAAAAACCCCCATTAAAGGGGGCTTTCATATTATATTAATTTTTAATTAGAATGATAATTTCACTTTAATTAAAACTTCCTTATCAAATGATTTAACAATTGGTTGAGAAGTTTTTGCCACTGCAATCAATTCATTTGAATCATTTAACAAACCTACAGTTGTAATGAAAGTTTGTGGGTCAGTTTCAAACGTACCCTCTACAAAGAATCCATCGGTATCTACATAAGTTGGGTTGTTTGAGTAGTTGAACTCTCTATTTGTTGCTCTAACAAAGAAATGTTGAGTAGAAATATTTTCAGTTCTTCTTGCTTCAAAATCACCACCTCTTTTTATTGCCTGTAATAATCTATATTGATTAAACATTTCAGCTCCAGTTGAGTGAGAAGGTGCAACACTACCACTTTGAATAATTGCTCCATCTTTAGTGTATATTGTTTGGTTTGCAATAGCACCTAACGTAACACCAATTGCCTCAGCGTTAAGAACAATAATACCTCTATCAGGATAGAATAAACCATATCCTTGTCCGTTTGATGCGGTTGTTGTATTAATTGTTGCTGCGTTTTCAGTTCCTAAATTTAATGAACCAGAAACAACTTTAAATGTTCTACCACTTAAACCCAAATCATCACCAAATTTTTTACCACTATTATCAATAAAAGTAAAAGTACCATTTCCAGCAGTTAATTTTAATGACCAGTTTCCAGCATCCATTTTTTCTCTATATCTACTTCTAGCTATATTGATTATATAAACTGCGTTAGCATCTTGTAAAGTACCTCCTGAATTTTCAAATGAAAATTTAGTATCAGTTGGGTCTAACAACATTGCTCTATACTGAGCGTAAGTTGCTTTAGTTGCCATTAAAGCAGAATCATTAACATCCAATGTCATAGAACCACTTCCATGTACATGTCCGTATGCAATTGCAAATTGAACTTCAGCAGTATCAGAATACGTTGATGGGTTATAATCATAAACGTTAGCGTAATAATATCCGCTAGTTGCTGTTGTTTGTGCAGATGCAGTAAAGTATTGTGCTAATGAACCAGAATCACCAGTCCATAAACCAGTTGTAACTACTTCAGTTTTTGCATTAACTTTATCAAAATCACCAAATCTTTTATAAATACCAGTAGATACACCACTTGTGTTTGTAGCGATTTGTTGACCAGCTGGTAGTACGCTATTTAAAATAGATACTATTTGGTTTGTATCAACCGTACCAGAGTTTGCTAATGCTGCTATCTGTGCGGTTACGTTTGGGTCATTTATTAGTGCCATTATTTATTTCTTTTTAAGCTTTATAAGTTACAGTTACAGGTATAGTTTGAGAACCTCCAGTTTCATTACCATAAACTGTCAATGTAGTTGATACATCGATTGTTAAATTTGGATTTGGTGTAAATCTGAATTCCAAACCACTTACAACTTGTGCAGTTGTTGTAATTTCTTCACCTAAGAATACAGGAACACTACCAATTGCGGTTGCTCCTCTAGTTACAGTTAATGTACCAGCTCTTTGGTCTGCCAACACAACTGTGTATCCAGCATTTGCGTTTCCAGCAGGAGAAGTTGTTGGAGTTAATCCTACACCACCTTCTGATTGGTTTACTGCTATTGATGGAACACCCAATCTTACAGTTGGGATTTGTGTTGTTCCTTTTGGTAAAGTTACTAATTTATATCTTAGTACTTGAGTTTCATCAGGAGATGCTTCCGTAATAGGAATTGCTCTGATTGCTGAATCATAATAAGCCGAACCTTTTGGGTGTGCGGGCTCATATAATGTATAATCAATCTCATCATCACCCAAAGCAAACTTTGAAATGTTTAAAGATTGACCAGATGCTAATTTTTGTCTTCCTTTTTTGGTAAGAATTGCATCCACTGTTATTTCGGTATTATCTAAATATGCCATTTGATATTGTTTTTAATGCTATTTTTCTAAAATAAATATAACTAATTATTATTTTCAAATTATTAATCCACTTCAAGTATTGGTTCACCACTACCTCTACCAGTCTTAGCCACTCTAAGAATGTTAGGATTAGTTGTAAATGTTTCTACTGCTGGTAATCCATCAGGAGTTGTTAGTACACCATTTGCATCTAGTCCTTGTTTAGAACCTTTCCAGAATGTACGTTGTAACCCCTCTCCCAATCCGTTCACAAATTTGTAATGGGTTGGTAAATAACCATTAATAGCTGTAACCTGTACTACATCATTTCCTAATGCTATACTACCACTAAAAGGTAATAACGATACATAATATTTATCTTCAAATGTAGTTATTGTAGTATATTTAACAGGACCTGAAGTTGTTGCTGGGTATCCACCTGTTTGAGTTTTTTTCTTCTTAGGTTTAGATTCTTTTACTAAAAATGCACTAACTCTACTACCTGTTGTTTCTAAATTTCCAAATACATCATCAAATCTTCTATAAACAGAATTTCCTCTTTTAGCATATAAACCATATCCTATGTTTGCCAAAGAATTTTTATCCATACCAATTTGAGTAGATGAAAATGAATCAGCTTCTCCAGATAAACTTGCGCCAGTAGGACATTGTATTTCATATGAACCTTGCTGTGGATATGTCGGATATTCCGTTTCTAATATATCCGAAAAATTGTACTCAACTAAGGTTTCGTATGATGCGTTTTCACTACTTAATTCAATTCCCGTATTTGCTTCAACTACACCATCAAAGTTGTTTAAATTACTTTCTAAAGTTGCTACTTGTTGTATATTCAATTCACCTTCATTGTAGTTAAAAGTTGAATCTATTGTTACATCATCAAAAGTTGGTATGGTTGTATCATAATCATTTTTAGATGATTCTGGTTTTGTCCACTTAACTTTACTTCTTTCTAAATAGTGTGGTTCAATTAATAAACCTTTAGATACCTTTGCTCTAGCAGGTGCCAAATCATCCAATACATCAAAAAGAGATTTATCAATATACCTTACTAATTGAATATATTCGTATATGTTTCTATCAAGTCTTTCAAAATAATAATTTCTTAAAACACTCAATTGTTTGTAATTATCTTTATACTCATCAGATGGGTCACCAATATAATTATCAATGTTAAAATCACCAAATGCTTTTAAGATATCCATATTCAACTCCTTAATTGGAGAGAAAAATAATCCTAAACGATTTGAATCTATTGGAGCTCTATCAAATGATTTCTTAGTTGCTCTCACTCTATGTGATAAATCCGTTATTAATGTTTGTTCTTCAAAACGAATCTTATTAGATGCATTAAATCCTAAAGATGGAACAGTAGCTGTTACAGTTCTATCATATGGAGTGTATTGATAAGGATATACAGATGCAGAATACATATTACTTGCTGATGCAAATGGTTCTGCATAACTTTCATTAATAGCCACATTTTTAATAAACGAATCTTTTGTTCTATCTTTTGGATATTCAAAATCTAAACGGAATATTAAATCTGCCGTAGATGCTGTATATGAGTTACCATTAATAGCGTCTGGGAATAATGTATGGTTTTCGAATTTACTTCTTTGTAATGGAACAGTCCACAAACGAACTTCGTCTACATTTCCTTCAAATCCATTACCACCAATTTGTAAAGATGAACCAGTTGTCCATTGTGTATCCGATGTTAATAAAGACATACTAACAAAAGTATTTATTCTAACACCATCTGATGTTGCAAACCAAATTTCATATTGGGATTGCGAACCACCATAATCATATCTATTTATAGCTATGTTAGTATAATCATCCAATGATAATGGAATATTAATACTTCCTGTTTTAAACTCAGGTCCATATACATATTCACTTGATGTATCCATATATGGTGTACCTGTCCCAGTTGTCATAAAGTAACTACTTTCACCAACATCTCCACCGAAGTTTAATTCAAGTGATACAAACGAACCAGTTGTTCTAACTAAATCAACAGTCCACTCACTTCCAGAAATTATAGTATATGATGTCTCCGGTAATTTAGATGGTTTAATTCTAAATTCAACAGTAGTTGGGTAATCTCCAATAGTTGGTGCTACTTTCCAAGGTATTTTAATATTAGAACTTCCATTTTGATTTAAGCTACCAGTCAAATAAATTGCAGCTGTTCTATCATCAAATGTAAATTTAGTACTACCCCCTTTTGTTGGATCTTGAGGTCCACCAAATTCCATTATAGTCAACATAGATTGCGGTACGCCATAACAAGCCATAATAGCTTTCATAGCTCTACCAGTTCCTTTATGTTTTAATATATAAGGTAAGTTATTTAGGATTCTTCTCCAAACTTGATTGTTTGCTTCATCTAAAGGCATTGAGTATATTTGGTATCCTTCTCTATTTGTACCATACACATGCTCCCAAAGGAAATTAGAATTAAATGCTCTCTTTGTATCCCAACCCAATGATTGTAACATAGGTCCAACAACAGTGTTTATTATGTTTTTAGATTGAGCTTCTCCTAATTTTTTATTATCTCTTAAAGAATTTATATAAGCCCACACTATATCAAAGTGCTGACCTATCATATCTAAAAATACAATAAAATCATTATTATCATAATCTTCTTGTATAAACATAGGAAGATTATTTACTAAATAGTTTGTATTGTACTTATCGTAATATTCTGCAGATGCTACTATTCCATTATACCAAATAGTTGCTTCAGTTGTATTTGTTAAATAATTTATTTTTCTTGTTATACCATCTTGAAATGTATTCTCAAATTTAGGGTATGCTAAATTATTGGTAGATGTATAAAGGTATTTTTCAAAACCATCAAAGTTTTGAATTATATTATTAATTTTAGTAAGTAACGTACCAGATTCATCAATAGGATATTGTCCATATTTTATAGCAACTTCAAATTGTATATCAAAAGAACTTTCCGTATTTAATATTTCGTTGCCTTCTATTTCAGGTGTAAAAATACCTTGCGCATCTTCGGTTAATACATAACCAACGTTAAAAGTTTGTTGTGTAACTGCTTGGTATTCTTGGATATATTTTTCAAGTATACCAAGTTTAAACATAAAGTTATTTACTCTTTCTTCAGATGAACCAAAATTTACATAGTTAGACCAAGAATAATCAGAACCACTTACATATTCTATATTCAACTTAGATGTATCAATACCTTTCGATGTTACATACTTGTTTATTAATAAATTAGATGAATATGAACCGCTTGATATTAAATCATCAAAAATTTGATACCCAATACCATTATCAGCCTCTAAACCAAAATTAGGTCCTTTTAATGGTGGGCAATTTTGAGTAGTTTCACCAATCAATCTTATTACATCAATAATAGGATTTGCTAATATTTTAGAAACCCAAACTTGTTGATTTTCCTGAACACTTGTTGGTAGTGGTTCGTATAATTTTAAAATTAAAGAGTTTTGGCTACCTGTCCAAGTTGTAATTAATTTATTATTACCATTATCAAAATGTAATAAGTGAGTTAAATATTTTGAAGGTCTTTCTCTTAATAAACTTCTATCAAATTGATTTATAAATCCTTCTGCTATTCTATTAATAGCAACTTTTCTTGGAATTGTAAAATTGCTTTTTATAAATTTAATAGTAATGAATTCTTCTTTACCAACAACAGTTTCTATACCACTAATGTTGTATGGTATTAATTTTAAATTTAATACAATATTTTTTTGGTCTTCTGCAATATTATCACCACCAAGTTCTATTAATTTTTTTATGTTTAAAGATACAGTACCCTTAGCTGATACTTGTGTGAAATTAGTACCATTAAAAACTCTAACATAATCCGTATTTATAGAATCATATGATAAATCAAAGTTTACATCAGTTCCTACAAAATCAGGTCCAAATAATTCAGATGGATATTGTATATTTCTTATATCTGGGATACCTACATAAACTTCATTTACAACATTTAAAATAAACTCAATTGGATTACCATCAAAGTTAGTTAATGATGAAATAAGACCTGTTTTTTTAGTAGATGATGGTACAATTACAACTCTATAATTTCCTATCTTTTGAATTGCTGCAGCTGGTATCGATACTATTGCAACAGTTTTAGTGTCATTTAATTCTGTGTACTTATATACCTTATCTCCTACATAAATTGAAATATCCGATACTGCCGAATTTTTTTCTACGCCAATTGGTATATCAGATTTATCATTAATATTATATTTTCTTTTATCTTCTTTATTAACAAAAGATATAGATGGTAATGCTTTAGTACTTGGTGCATTTGTAGTTGTTATTGATATTTTTTTATCAGAATCAGCTTCAAATCTCAAAAATACACTATTATTTCTAAGTATATTACCAATTAAAGAATTTTGAGATGTTGGTATAAATTCTTCAGCACTCCCATCTGCGTTTGTTACTACTATTTTTGATATAACATAACTACTTAAATCAGATGAAGATATTGATACCTCATTACCTATTTTTTCTGTATATGTGTAAATTTTTGTATTATCATCTAATGTAGATATATTACCACCACTAAGATAATTAACAGAACCATTTATACCAGATACTTCCACAGTTATAGAAACATTACCAGTTGAAATCGGTTCATCTATAACAACAGGAGCTTTTTCTAAAGTAAAATTAATATCAAGTATTTGATTGGCTGTATCATATTTAAATACTTGTATTACATCATCTTTATAGTATTCAACAATAACTTCAAATGGTGGTGTACTTGAATACACTGGTTGGTTATATCCTACCAATGGTTGACTATAATCAGGAAATAATCTATTCTGATATCCTATTAAACTATCCGAAAGATTTATATTAAAATTTAAATTACTAAAATTAAAATTAAAATTTGGTTGTGCTCTAAAAACATATTTTTCTTTAGTTATATATCCATCTTTTTTAACAGTAAATTCTTTAATACCATTATCTAATAAATCCTTTAATGATACATCTAATTTATCAGTTGTTGATTTATATGTATTTTCCGAATTTATGTATATTTGTGATTCTTGATTTGCTGCTATGTTTACAATTAAATTACTATTAGCATTTATTGTACCATATGCATTTGGATTGTTAGTTACTGGTATGTTAATTGTACCACTACTACCTCCAGATGAAACACCACCACTACCACCAGTAAAAGACACTCCACCACTACTGCCAATGCCATTTAGTACTTCTAATGGAATCCCATCATTAAATCCATTACTATTACCAAAATTACTATCGAACAATTGTTCATTATATGCTTCCATTACTTAATAAGTATTTTATCTTAAATTTTCTCTTTGATTCATATCTTTTGCAAAAACGTTTTCTCTACCAAATCCTCCACCAAAATCTTCTTGAGAAAAACCACCACCCCCACCACCACTACCGTAAGATGGATTTGGAGTTTCTACAAATATAGGGTTACTACCCATATCATCATCTATTGGTCTTTTTATTCTTTTTATATCTCCAGTAACAGGATCTTCTACTTCAATTGGAAATGTAACTTTAACATCAGGTTCTGATATTGGTTTTTCTATTTGTATTTTCTTTTTAAAACTTAGTTTTTTATCATCCTCTATTGGTTTTTCTATTGTAACAATTTTTAATTCAGGAACTCTAGCATCAATTTCTACATCTGATGTTTTTGATTGTAATATAGCAGATGCTTCATCTAAACTTGTTAATTTTGATGTAACAGATGTTGCTGATAATTGTTCATCTTTTTCTGATAAATAAAAATTAATAGCATTTACAATTAATTCAGATAATCTTTGTATTATTGTACTCTCCGCCAATTGTAAAGGTGGCAATGATTTTTTTGGTTTTCCGTAGTTTAAATCTTTTGTATTAGATATTCTATTTGTAAATTCATAATATGCAGATTCTGTAAATTTCTTATGTACGTTTACACTAAAAGAATCAAAGTTATTAATTTTGTATTCTGTTTTTAATTTTTCGTACCAACCCTGTCCATATGTATTTTTTATAAAATCATCAATTGTTGAAGAATTTATAGATTCAACTAATTTAAGTGCATTATAAATTATATCACTTCTAAAATCACCATTATTATAAAAAATACCAAATCTTTCTTTTATATCTTTTGCATTATAACTTTTTTCTAATGGAAAAAGTCTAATTTCAGTTCTAGATGGGGATATTTCCCCAATCCAAAGTTTGTCATCTTTTTTATAAGAACCAATTCTTTTATTTATTAAAGATATTTGTGTTTTGAATAAACCATTTGCATATCCAGCTTCAGTTATTAATCTTTCAGCATCTATAAAATATTCAGATGGTAAATTATTTTTTGTTATAAGTGTGCCCTCTGCTATTAAAAAATAATCTCTTATGTTTTGTGTAGTAAGTGGGATGTATCTAACCAAACCATGTCCTTTTTGTGGTAATTGGTTTTCGGAAGAATCATACATAATAAACTCAATGATATCATCTTCACTAAGACCAAAAAAAGATTGTAAGTCCCCCTCCTCAAATATTTTTCTATCATTTGGGTTTATTCTATACGCTTTGTTTTGAACAATCTCTTTAAAATTTCTTAATCCTTCAGCTGCCATAATTTATTTTTTACTAATTCCAACTTGTTCCAACTTGTTTTTGAATAGAAACTCCTAATGTTACACTTGATTTTTCAGATTTAACAGTTAAGCTTCCTTTATATTCAGTATCTCCTAATAAAGTAATACCAGCAGATGGTCTAAAATCATCTATTTTAGAAGGTATTGTTTTTACTGATAATATTTTTGTTTGTTTTGGTTGTAATGTAAAAGGTGCTAATTTTTCAAAAGAACCTATTGTTTGACCAGATTCCTCAAAATTTATTGTTATTGGTTCTTTGGAAAAATTATAAATTTCAAGATCAGGTCCATTTATCCATTGACCATTGCCATCATCTTTAGCTCTTGCTCTATATGTCAATTCACCATATTGAGGTTCTCCCTTTTGTACACTCTTAACAGAGAAATCCATACCAACTTTAGCGCCCTCTGCTATCTTAGCTTGCTTACCTTCTAATATTTCTTTATATTGGTCATTTTGTTCTTTTAATGCTTGGTTTCGTGCCGTAAGAGAAACTCTTTGTATTGCTTCGGCCGTACCTTTTTGTATAGCAGTTTGTAAATCTACTATCGTTGATGAAATTTTTACGTTAGATTGATTTAATTGATTTTCAAAAGATGCTACTAATATTTTCTGAGAGTCTACATCAACTCTTAAACTTTCAGATACAATTTCTAATGTAGTAACTTTTGCAGTTAAATCAACAACAATTGTATTTAATCTAATTACCTCTGCTGTTAAATCTATTACAGATTGAGTTACCGCATTGTAAACAGGTCTAGGCACACCATCATCAACTGGTGGTGGTTCTATTGGAATTAATTCAAAAATTCTAGTATCAACTGATTTTTTTAAATCAAGTTCATTATACTTTGGATTTTGTAATTTACCAAAAACAACACCATCTGTTTGACTTGTTTCTTCAAATGTGTATCCGTTTTGGTTGTTTTTAGATACCACCAATGAACCACTTCTACTTATATTATCAAGTAAACGCTCGTTTTTTAAACCAGATGTTGATAATGTTTTTGCCATATTAGTTAGCTGCTATATTAAATGTTATACTATCATCATAATATGTAATATCTCCACTCATATTTACTTTAAATTCTATTTTATATACTCTATTAGCTTCCCAGTTTGATAAGTTTAATTTTATATAATTTCCTTCCATATCACAACTAACTTTGGAGTACTCACTAAATGGTACTATAATATCATCAGATGCAACATCTTTTATTTGATAATATGTTGTTTCAGGCAAATATTTTATATTTGTATAACCAAATTGGTTTGTAAATGTTTTAATAGGATATAATTCTCTACCAAAAATTCTTATTTTAGGATTACTTCCTTTTTTATATTCTGATTTAAATGATTTAACACCAACTTTAATATTTTCAGAAGTTAAAGCCTCCAATGAACCAGTTTGAAATATTTGGTCATCCCATCCTATTCTTATTTTAGGCTGGTATATTGTAAATGTTTCTTTACTAAAAAATCTAAGTATTCCGTAATCTTGTGTATTACTTTCTAAATCCGTTGAATTTGTGTAATCTGCGAATTTTAATATTAAACCATCGTTTGGAATAGAACCACTCATCCAAACTCTAAGCATTGATTTGATATCCATATTGATATCACTTTTTTCATAACTAAAGTTTTGAGTTGCTCCATATGCAGTCCACCAAGTACCACCACTACCATCGTTTATACTTGCTGTTGTAAATGAGTTAAAATCATTATCTAACCAAGTTGATTTAGTATCACCTTCTCTATAATTCCAAGTAACACCTTTTGTTGTAATAGCATCGAATCGTGTACCATTACCCATTTGCCAACTACCAGAAATTGGATTAGCATATATTGTATAATCTAATGGAATTTCTTCCGCTTGTGCTTCTTTTAATATTAACACAGCTTCATTCATACCAAACGTATTTGTATATAATGATTGTGATAAAAATCCAATATCAAATTTTAATAAAGCATGGGAAACATCTTTTACATTTCCATAGTAAACTTTACTTACTTCCAATATCTCATCAAGACCAGTATTTTGGTTTGGTTGTTGGAGATATACCGATGCATCTTTTGATGCTGTTAAAAAATAATATGCCATTATCTTGCTCTACCTTTTATATCTGAATCTGGAAACTTTACTTCAAAAACCGATGGGTCTAATGATGGATATACAACTTTGTTTTTAGTTGCTGCTTCTATATTATATGAATTTGGAGAATATTGTCCTCCGCATTTATTTACTATTGATAATTTAGGAACAGATGATACACCTTCCACATTTGCCAATAACAATTCAATTTCACTCAAATTTATGGTTTGATTGAAACTCCAATTGTCAGTATTAAAATAATCTTTTAAATCTATTATACAATTTGTAACTACTTCTGATTTATTATAGTTTTGATAACAAATTACTTCAAAATCAACTCCAATATTTATAATAAAACCATCTGAAAAATTAACACCATCTGTTAATATTTTATATTCGTTCAAATATGTTTTTAAGTTTTCTTTAACTGCTCTATTAACATTAGTAAGTCTACCAGCATTATCCAATCCCAACATATATAAGTTAATTGCAAATGGATTATTTTTTTCATTTTCGTTGGATGTTTTTCCAATTAAAAAATCACGTATTTCAGCACTAACATTAGCTGCCGTTGGTTCTAATGAATCTGGTTTATTTACAAAACCCATTACTAATTGTGTAAATTCCTGTAATGCATTTGGTGATGATAAAATAGATGATGGTGAGTTGTTATCCAATTTACCATCGGCCGTTGCAAATGCTTTAGCAACTGCTCCGTATTTTGTTGGCATTGATAAAACTCTTATTTGATAATCTTTAGAAGTTACTGCTCTATTTTGAGCTCCAAAATTACCTAATGCGTTTTGCCTAACTTCTTCTAAAGTCTCAGCTCCCCTACCACCACTTGCTGCTATATCATTTATGACAGCTACGGAATTTTTTAAACTATTATATGTTCCAATTTGTGCTAAATTTAAATCACCATAATCATCATCATATATAATAGATGTAATTCTTGTAAGCTGTCCAGTTTCTATATTTGATTCAATACCACCACCAACATAATACTTTACAGTTATTGTTGTGTTTGATGGAGATGTACCATATGTTTTTGTTTTTAAGAAGTTGGTTGGGTCAAAAGATTCCTCTAATCTACTAATTGAATTTGGTAATCCCAATCCAACATTTTTAAGATTTGGAATTAATTGCTCATCACTAGCAGTTGGGTCACCAGCACCAAATTGAATAGTTGTTGTTAAATCAGGATTAACTTTTAAAACAAATCTCTTAGGAGTTTTTAATGTTTTTAAAATATAAGGAACAGTATCTTTAAATTGAACAAGATCCGGGTCATTTAACTCTATATTTGGATAATCTAAAAATACCATTTCTTGTGCTAAATAAGGAACTTCGTAGTATTTGTTACCATTTGAATCCCTAACATCATATACAGATATTACATTTGTATCATCTATTTTAATTGTTCTAAATGATTCATACGAACCAAAATCAAAACTAACTTCTTTTATAGTTGCTGATATAGCTTGTACATATTTTTTAACAAGATATAAAGTAGGGTCTCCTGTATTTGCATCTCTTTGATATACACTAACTTCTCTATTATTGGTATCCGAAAAATCGATAATATCTGTTGTTATGAATTTTATAGAATCAGCTGTTGATTCTATTTCCATACCCTGTCTTACTCTAAGAAAATATTTAGAATCCATACTATTAGAAGGTCCAGTTCCTATTGCTGGTACTAATTGATAAACTGAAAGTGTAGTGGTTGCTGGCGATGTAACTTTTGGTTTGTATCCCAAAAATTGAGCTAATGCAATTACATTTTCTTGGTCTTCTGCAGTTGTTATTAATGATTCTTTAAATGTATCATCTATATAATATGATAATACATCACCTACATAAGATGCCATCTCAATGAACATCATACCAGGAGAAGCTTCTGTAAAGTCTGTATTTGTTTTTGGAAAATAAGTTTTTGCAAATTCTACAAGGTTATCTTTAAAAGACGTAAAGTCTTTATTGATATATCTTATATCTTTTCCTTTATTTTTGAATGTTTTATTTGTAGGTGTTAAACTCATATTAAGGTGCTATTTGTTGTACGTTAAAAGATACTAAACCAGAATTACCAGTACTTCTACTTCTAAATTTTAATGATATGTTTACTAAATTTTTATCTTTATTTTCGTTACTCATATC